GAGTGAGTTTTTCATTGTGCGTAGTCGGCGGATGATTGATGCGTGAGGGTTTGTGTTGACAGCCATGATCTCATTCATAAGACCGACTAAAGCCATTGTGTGATTTGTTTGCATTGCTTGATCTAACACCATTCTCCTAGTTTCTTCTGATAGTTCACCTTGATTCCAAGCTACGCCTTCGCTCATTTCACACTCCACGGTCCCCAGCCAAAGCCGTATCGCTCCATGCCGTAATTGTAAATTTCTAATCCTGCGAGCAAGTTAGTCTGAGCCTGTAACAGATCTTGTTTTTTGGTGATGATGCCCTTACCGATGAGCCATTTGTGCCATGAGCCGTTGATCTGGAGAAGTCCACGTGAGCCACCGTTGGGGTCTTTGCGGTTGATTGCGTTCGGCGTGCAGTTTGATTCGCGCTGCATGATTGATTCAAGCACTGTGCGCTGATTTGGGTCCCAGCCGAGATTGATGGCAAGAGCTGAGAATTGCTCACAGGCTGTCGAGTAGGGATCGATAAAGATCGTGGAGCTGGTGGTCGTGGTCGGTTCAATGATGTAATCCCGAGCCACAGGCATAGTGCTAGAAGGTGCACCAGACGCGCTAGGAGCCCCCGTGAGAGCCGTAATTCCAAAGACTGTGCAAAGCACTAGCCCGATCAATTTTTCTGCAAAGTAGTTCATCTTTTCTCCAGTGGTATGGGCACGCCCCATGATGAAGCGTGCGATCTGAATGCAATTTGTCCCATTAGGTATTTGCCCGAGTTTGGGTCTGTGAAAATTTGTACGAGGATCTCTTGTCCGTTATCCATCACGCCGATATAGACGCTGTAATCAAAGATCTGTGGTTCACTCATATTCACTTGCCTTCCGTCGGTAATTCGACCTTAGGGCATGGGTCAAGCTTTAGGTGGGATTTCCCCGAAGACCTTTAGGAATGCAGCTTTTACCCAGATCACTGAGTCTGCAGCTTGTGGTGTGATCTCAATGTGGAACCAGTCTCCGCCGGGTGCACCGTGAATTGTTGGCTTGTCATATTTGAGCCATGCGTAGCGATCACATCGCCATGCTCGACCTTGTGGTTCTGGGAAGTAGTCAAGGATGCACTGCAAGCCGAGATCGTTAGCGTTGGCGACAAGCTTGTCAATAAAAATCAGCGCTTCTTTGCGTCCAGCTTTGGGATGCTTTTCGCTCTTGCGATACGAAAGATCTACAGCTCTACCAGTCGCATGAACCGACAATGATCCGGGTTTTCCCCTCATTGATCTATTGCTGAATGAGCCATTGTCCCAAAGCGCGCCATTAGAAGCTGCGATTGCTTGCTTGATCCATTCATTCATGCCGGCACGTGCTGCTGGTGATGCTCCGTCAGCGTTGCCGATGTAGTCCCTAGCGTTAGGGATGCCGGCTTTAGCTTTGGCTATTGTCACGACCGAATGCCGAGTCTTTAGGGTTCACCCAGCGGAGTAATGGTGGGATGATTGCTGCGATTGCGCCTTTGCCGAAGTCGCGTGGGTCTGTGGTGCCGGTGGAATAGACCGCAATGAGAGCTCCGACTACTGATCGAAGGTAACTGGCGATCATGGCTTTGTCTTTAGCTTTCATGGTTGTCATCCTTTGATTTGTTCTTGAGTCCGTTTGATGCAAGTAATCCTATTAGACCGCCACTCAAGGTCATGAGCATGGGGTTCAGGACTGAGAATGCTTCTGCGTCATTTGGCGCTTGCTCAAGTGGCTGGGTCACAAATAGGAGCCCGTAGAGCAGGGTGAAGATTGATCCAACAAATGCGCATGTCAGACCAATGCCAACGATAAGGATCAGTCGTGCTTTGATTTCGTCGTTGGTGTATTTAGCCACAGCGACCACCGCCGACAGCAATTTCCGTGGTCAATGTAATTGCTTTGTTCTTTGTGCGAATGCAATTCATGCGCTCACGATCAGAGCATCCAGAACATCCCCACAAGACGACAGCAATTAGCGCTCCGTAGCCGAGCAGGTAACGCCATCTCATGCAATAGGTTCTTCTGGCGGAGCTGTGAAGTCTTTAGTTTTTGGATTGTAGGTGTAGCCAACCCCTGCATAAGTTTTGTTAGGTAAATCAACAAAGGTTTCTACCCATGTTCCGGGGTAACGCTCAGGGTTTTCGTCAAGAAATAGTCGAGTCACGACCGCGACTTGTAGGACAATGTTGTTGTCGTCAATTTGTGCAAAATACTGTGGAATGTCGCTCATACCTTAAACCTCACTAATAGCCGACCTGATCCGCCTGCTGCGCCTGTTGAGTTGAAGCCTGCGCCACCGCCCGAACCACTATTTGCTGCGCCAGCTGTTGGAGATGCTCCACCGTTGCCACCTACCGAACTGCCGCCCGTGCCCGATGTTGATGTCCCTGAACCGCCACCGCCCGCTGAAACAAAACTAGTTATCGTTGCGCCTGTAAAAGTGCTAAGTCCTGTTCCTGTTCCACCAGCACCGCCTGCACCAGATGTCGAGTTGGATCCTGCAGAGCCGATACCACCGCCGCCGCCACCAGCTGACGCCGTCGCAGTTCCTTGACCGCCAGAGTTGCCTAGTGAGGTGCTGCCTAAAAGTGACAAACCAAAAACCGTTGAGTTGTTGCCGTTTGCGCCACCACCCGAACCGCCGTTTAATGCTATTCCTTGCGATTGGTTAACAGCTCCACCAGAACCGCCACCGATTGCTGAAACTGTTGTTGCAATGCGTGTTGAGTTGCCATTGGTATTCGCTGCACCGCCCGCACCGATAGTAACTGCATAAGTCGCTGCGTCAAGGTAAACGGTCATTTGTTCCGTTTCGCCACCACCACCGCCACCCGTGCCAACACTTGAAGAACTAGTTGCACCACCACCACCGCCACCAACAACAAGCAAATCAAACAAGCCCGCTTTAGAAACGACAAGGTTTGTGTCTGTGGTGAAGTTTAGAAGCGTGTAATTTTGTCCGCTAACCGTGATGCTTGAACTTGCACCACCTGTTGCAGTGCCATAACTGGCACCGCCACCGCTAAAAAAAGTAGCAGCACTAGCACTTGTGAATAGAAGCGTGCCACCCCCGTATTGTGCCAATGCTAAAGATCCTGCGGTTGTAACTGTTGCTGTGCCGGCAGTGATTGTGCATGTGCCAGCACCCGCGTTGTAAATGAAAACGGATTGTCCAGCTGTGAAGACTGATGCGTTCACTGTGATTGTGGTTGCCGATGCCGAGGTCATTTGGATTCGATCACCTGCGTCGCTTGCGACGAGTGTGTGGCTTGCGGTCTTTGCCAAGATTGGCAGTTCGGTGATTGCGTTCATTTGTGCTGCCGTAAGGACAGCGCCAGAAACGAAGGGGAATGGTGTTGCCATAGTGTCTCCTAACTTAGTGCGTAGATCGTGTCAAGTGTGGAACTGTCAAGGATGAAAAGCTGATAGACGGTTGTCGGGGTCGTGTAAAAGGTGACTCGATGTGGGGATGCATAAGTAATCATGTGCTCTACGCCTTCAACGAAAGACTCTTGAGCAATAACGGTTGTGGTTGTTTGGCTGGTCTGAATGGTTTTTTCGATACTGATCGTGTCACCAATATCAACGACTGCGACCGTGTCACGTTGACCTGTGGTGAGCATCTGGAACTGAGAAGAGACACTCGTGAGCACTGGTGTCGGGTCTGGAACTATCAAATACTCAGCAAGGGTCAAAGCTGATGCGTTGTCGTGGACAAGACTGCTGCTGTAGGACACTGCTTGGATGAGGTATTCGGCTTGGCTTGCCAAGTCTTCGGCGGTCTGTGTTGAGGTAGATCCAAGATGTGTGACACTTGCGCGGTTCACGACTTTGTCTGCGCCGAAGTTGATTGTCACCTGATCGTAGGGAGTGTGCGCTGGATCGTTGTCACCAAAGTCAACGACCGCTCCAGCAAGTGTCGTTGAGATGCGCTTCTGGAATGTAAACACCCCTGACCTGTCCACGAATGCTCTGCCCTGTTCAGCGTCAAGAATGTTGGTGAGGTAGCCGTTCACGTTGGTTCCCTGACTGACCGTAAATGCTGCTGATCCGCCGAGTGTGGCAACACCAGTCTCTATTGACTGTTCACCTACACCCTGAAAAGCATTGACTTCTGGGAGTGCAAGAAGGTCAACTATTCGAGCGGACGAGAGTTGTTCAGTGACATTCCATTCGTCTAGGACGGTTTGACTGAGCGTGTATTGCAGATCAATACAGCCGACGGCAACGGTGTCATTGTTGTCAAGACTGAAGTTGTAATCGTATGAAACTATGTAGCCCTGAAAGAGTGACTCAGGATTTCCCAGTGAGTCGTATCGGTAGAAGCGAACTTTTCGCATTGGTGCAATGCCGGGCTGATTGTTTAGTGGATCGTATGTTGCACTGTCTGTGTTGAATGGGTTGAAAGCGCCATAAGCGATCTGGTCATTCAATGTGAAGCTCATCGTGCCAGCTGTGAATTGGTCTCCGATGTCTTTGCGTCCTCGGAAGATGCGCAAGTCAAGGACACCTGTTGTCACATCCGCATAGTCAGTTGTCGGTCCTAGTGGGTAGGTGCCGTCAAGGATGCCCTTTGTTGCTGAGTCAAGTGTGAAGCTTCCGACATCAAAGCCTGTGTCTATTTCAAGCTTGTAGGTGCCTGAGTCGATGACTGCTGCGGTCATAGCACTTCTATCGCTGCAGGACCATAAGCGCGATTAGCAGCTTTGATGTTGTCAATGACAATGCGACCGATTTCGGCGCTGGTTGCCATGCCACCGCTGATCGTGATGTTGTACGTGGTGCCACCGCGACCGGCTTGAATGCCTAGACGCTCTTCTGCAGTTAGTGCTGGTGCGTCCATTGAGATAGGGCTCATGCCCAAAGCTGTGCCGTCAGCGAATCTTGCGCCAATGCCTTTGAGATCGGCAAGGTTTAGGTTCGGGTTCTTGAGCTGCTCTTCGGCGATAGCGATTGCGTCGAGTACGCCTTGGACAAGTGCTTCGCCTTGAGTTACGCCAGCCTCATAGAAGCGGTCAGCTGCAAGAGTGCCCAGAAGATCGGCAACCATGTTTAGGTCATCCACTAGCTGGTTGATCCCATTGGGTCCTGTAATCGCTTCTGAGCCACCTAAAATGAGTTCATTAGCGATTGCACTACCAGCCTCTTGACCAGCCTCTAAGACCTTCCTGAGAGCGCTCTCGGACAGTCCCATTCCAAGCAACTGCTCGACCTTTGTGCCGAAGGCTTTGGCACCGACAGCCTGCTGATTGAGCTGGGCAAGGATGGTCGTGCCGGCTTCTTTGGCTGCGTCTGCTGCACCAGAGATTGAGAACTCGCTGGTGACTGATTCTGAGACTGTGGTCTTGAAGTCGTCGTAGGCTTTTTTGGCTTCTTCAAGTTTCTTTGTGGCACCGTCCAGAGCGTTCTTAAATTGTCCGGCTAGTTCTTTTCTTGCTTCTTCTAGTTTCTTTTTCATGGTGTCAGCTGCTTGGGCAGCCTTGTTCATGGCATTTTCTTCGTCTTCTGTTGCTTCAATAACAACTGGGAGAACTTTGTTGCCTACCTTGTCATAGATATCAATGAGGGTGTTAGCTGATGCGGTTGAATGGTCAAAGCCGAAAGCAAGATTGTCAAAGGTTTTGGCAAGTGCGCTGACATCAATCGCGCTTTTCGTGAACGCATCTCGAATAGCGTCAAAAGCGTTGCCGAACTCACCTTTGATGAAGTAGATCTGTGCCTGTTGTAGCTTGACTGCCTTGTAGAGAATGTTGACAAAGTTGGCTACTGCCAGCGTCACGCCTTTAACCGTGTTGATGATGGCTGGACCGGCTTTGCCACTCTCAAAGATCAACTGTTGGAAGCCTGCGATCAGACCTTTTTGACCGATCACTGATGTGATGCGCTCGATTGCTGGTGCCACCTTTTGGACTAAGAAAGTTGCAAGCTTGTCAAGGTACGGGAGCATCGCTGCGCCGATCGTTTCAACAATTTCACCGAACTGTCCTTGCAGGATCTTGAGTTTCCCTTGAAAAGTATTTGCTGCAGTTGCGGCCGCTCCGCCGAACTGATCTTTTAGCGCTTTGGTCAAAGCTGTCAAGTCTTTAGTCTTGACCGCTGTCTTGTCTAATGGCACGCCAAGCTTCTGGAGTGCGGTCATGTTCCCGCCGGCTGCTTTGGCTAGCGCAATGTTTACCGCGTCAAGATCTTTGCCAGTTGCAGCCGAAATGTCCATTGACAGATTGAGCAAGTCCTGTGCTTCTGTAGCGTCACCGGTTGCTCGGACTAACGTGGCAAGCCCGGCACGAAGCTCAGTGTCCGTCACTCCAGTCGCAAGCTGTGCCTTGCTAACGAAGCGCTCCATAGAAGCAACTAGCGCGTCATTTGCATGGAGTGTTGCTTTGAGTTGTCGCTCAAGTAGCGCCTGACTTTTTTGATCCTCAGCTGCAGCCTTGACCGCCTTGTAGATGAATGCTGACGCAGCGCCAATTCCAGCCATAGCAACACCGATCGCTGGAAGACTTCCGCCTAGTCCTTTGACCTTGTCTTGTAAGCCACCGAAAGACTTGCCCGCTGCTTTGACACCAGCGTCCGAGAAGTCTGTGATGATCGGGATTCTGATAGCCATTAGAGGTTGCTCCTACTCAGTGCGACACTCAACTGACGCTCGATTTCTCCAACTAATGCGACCATGTTTTGATTTACATATTCCGCATTGGCGTTATATGAAGACCACATCACTCGACTAGGACCGCCGAAGTGAAGAGTCAATCCTGCAATCATGTTTCTGCCGGCAAGATTGTTTCCGCCTTTTTTGCCAGCCATATCAATGATCGTCGCAGCAGGGTTTTTCTGAATGACCGTAATAGTTGCGAGTGATTTCTTGCGCGTATCAATTTTGACCGTGATCCCTTTGATCGCTTTAGCGCGACTGTAAGGGAACTTCTGATTTGATCCCTGTTTCCAATTACGTGACATGCCCGACAAGTAGCGTTCTGGGTAAGCCGCTGCAGCAGTCCGAACTACAGGCTGGACAATTGCCTTAGCGTCTTTAGTGATCTGGCGACGCAGATCTGGGGCGAGTTTGTTCAGCCTCTTGAGATCCTCTTTGATCCCGATGATCTGAATTGGTTTGTTCGCCATGTCATCACTTTCTGTTTCTTTCTTCTAACACAGTAGTGACAGTGAGTAG